AACCTCGCCAATGGAGCTTTGTTTGGCGTGTCAATTGTAAATCCTTGGAAGGCTGATACAACAACAGCAACAAGACCTGGAATTGACTTACGATCCAATGGTGATCATTCGGTAATTGGGAGCTATGTAAGTGGTGCAAATATCACCACAGGGCATGGCATTCATGCGTCTTCGGATTCAGATAAAAAGATCATATCCTGCACGGCTCCACAGGGTATTACAGCAACATCTTCTACACGGGTATTTGTTGATAGCTGTGATACTCAAGGCAACGGCAATCTCGGTCAAGTTGTTACCGCTACCATTGACCCACCTTCGATTCCTGCAAGTAGCTATTATTCCACTACGGTGACTCTTACAGGGGCACGTGTTAGCAATCATGTTGAGTGGGCTCCTGGCACAACAACACTAGGCGACCTTGTAGTTTCCGTCTTTGTTTCCACAACAGACACCGTAAAAGTTGTTCTGTTTAATCCTACTGCTTCTGCTATAGATCCCGCATCTTCAACTTGGACGTTTAAGCTCAAGCAACTAGCGTAAAAACACAGCTAGACTCAAGCTATCAGTGGCACATCAACGACCGTGGCCAACGCCAAGATCACAGAACTCACCAATCTGACGGATCCGTCCACCACTGACGTTATGCCGGTGGTGGATGTTGACGCCAATGTCACCAAAAAGGTCAGCGTCGGTGAGGTTGTTGGCAAGATCACAGGTGATGTGGAAGTTGCCACGGATGGTACGGCAACGATCAGCGAGCTGCCAGTCAGCAAACTGCAAGATGGTAACGCTCGCCAATTGCTTCAAACCGACGCCGCAGGTACTGGCGTTGAATGGACCGATAACGTCGATGTCCCTGGAACGCTCGGCGTCACTGGACAGTCCACGCTTGCCAGTGCAGCCGTTTCTGATCTGACCGAAGGTCGCGTCGTCATCGCTGGTGCGAGCGGCGAACTTGAAGACAGCGCCAACCTTACCTTCGACGGCAGCGAGCTTGACATCACTGGAACGCTCGATGTCAGCAGCAATGCAACGATTGGCGGTGATCTGACCGTCGAGGGCACGATCACCGCTGATTTGACAGGTAATGCCGACACTGCAACTGCATTAGAAACTGCCCGTGACATCGGCGGCGTGTCGTTTGATGGCACTGCCAACATCAACCTGCCTGGCGTCAACACTGCAGGCAATCAAGACACCAGCGGCAATGCTGCGACAGCAACAAAACTCGATAGCATCCGCACGTTCGCAATTACCGGAGATGTGACTGGTTCGGTCAGCGGTGATCTGGCCAGCGGTGCAAGCATCGCCACCTCAATCACATCGGGCGTGATCGTTGATGCAGATGTAAACGCTTCGGCTGCGATTGCTGGCACAAAGATTGATCCAGATTTTGGCGCTCAGAGTATTGAAACTACCGGTGATCTTGACATCAATACTGGATTGTTCAAGATTACTTCCAGTTCTAGCGCAATCGGATTCTTTTCTGCTACGCCTGCAGCGCAACCTTCTGCCATTGCAGACATCACATCAACCGCAACATCTGGAGCGTTGCCTACGCCCGATGGAAGCATAACCATCGCAGATGCCACAACACCAACAGCGACGGAGCTACTGGAGTATTGTGTTGAGCTTGAGTCCAAACTTGAAACCGCGCTAGCCGCACTGCGAACCTTGGGATTGATTGCAACCTGATCAGCTAAACTTAATCAGGAGGCACCGAGGCACCCGTGATCGAAATTATCGCAGCCGTAGCAGGCGCCTTCGTCGGAGTCACTGGCACAGGCGCCGTAATGTCCTGGGCTAACTCATCCAGTCGCAACACGCAATCACGCGAAGCCGTGATCAGGCTCACCGCAGCAGTCGAGAGCATCGCTGGCAAATTGGAGGCGTTGCATCAGGATATGAGGGAAGACCGAAAGACGATCTATTCAAAGCTCGACGAGCATGGCAACCGCATCACATTGCTTGAAAGCAAGGATCGCTAGAATTTGGGTAAGCGTTAAACCCCTTCCATGCACATCGAGCAAATCCTGGCCAACCCTGCTTTCTGGGTTGTGGTTGCCGCAGCATCTGAGCTGATCGGTATGTCCAGCCTGAAAGACAACAGTCTGATCCAACTGCTGTTCACTGCACTCCGCAGCCTGCAAGCAAAAAAGGGCTGATCCCACCGGACGGTCGCTGGCTTTTCCGTTTCAGTACACGTTCTGCCTGGGACGAAGTACAGCGGGAAATCCAGCGCCGCAAATTTGAAGCGACCCTAAAACCTAGACTGGATGCTGAGATCGAAAGCTGGCATCGCAGTCAGCCACCAATGGTCGAGCCACCGATACGGCTTGGCGATCTGCACATCCGCGCACCTTGGTTCGATGAGCGTGAAACCGATTCGACTGATTGATCTATTCCGGTACTACCAGAAGCTGGGGCATCAGACTGCTGCTATCGAAGAATTAGAGCAGCAAATCCTGAAGGCAGCACCGGACATCTTCAATCGAGACCAAGAGTGGTACAGCACTTGGTCATCTGCAGTAGAGCCCAAAACCCCGTTTAAAAATGCCTGGGATGGTGTGTACGAATCCGCCAAAGCCGCTGGTGCGAAGTACCCTGAATGCGTGGCGGCCCAATGGGCACTGGAGTCTGGCTGGGGCAAGCACACCTCAGGCCAGCACAACTACTTTGGCCTAAAAGGATCCGGCACGGCCACAACCACACGCGAGTTCTTGGGCGGGCAATGGGTCACGATCACCGATAGCTTCATCGATTTCCCATCGCTGGCAGCCTGCGTCGAGTACCTCGTCTCACGATGGTACAAGGACTACCGACAGCACAAAGGTGTGAACCGCGCTGATGATCGCAACGAATGCGCTCGGTTGCTGGTCGCAGAAGGCTATGCAACTGATCCGAAATACGCCGAGAAACTGATCGCGATCATGGATTCGCAGCTCGGCAAGCCAAGTGAGCGCATCCTTGATGTGCCCTACGAGTATCAACTCGACAACGCATCCGGCACTGGATACCGCGAGTGCTTTAGCAGCACCTGCGCAATGATCGCTAAGTTCTACGGCCAGGTCGATTCGGACGATGAGTACAACATCATCCGCGCACGGTACGGTGACACTACTGATGCACAGGCGCAGGTAAAAGCACTTCGATCACTTGGCTTCGATGCACGATTCCGTACTGATTGCTGTGCAGCGACCCTGGAAGCTGAGATCAATGCTGGGCGCCCAGTAGCAGTTGGTTGGCTGCACCATGGTTCTATTACTGCACCTCGCGGCGGTGGTCACTGGACCTGCGTGATCGGCTACACCGAAGACACGATCGTTCACAATGATCCGAACGGTGAAGCCAATATGGTGAAAGGCGGCTATATCGGCAACTCAGCATCTCTTGGTGCTCGCGTTCAATACAGCCGCAAAAACTGGTTGCGCCGATGGGAAGTCGATGGTCCCGGTACAGGTTGGGCTATTCTGGTGAAGCCTGAATTTTGAACCGTGACCGTACTGTGTGATTGGCAAATTCGTTCATATTGCGACCAGGGCGCGATGGTCGAACCATTTAGAGAAGAGCTTTTAAACCCCGCCAGTGTTGATGTTTTGCTAGGCGATAACATCATGATTGAAGTGGCAGATCAAAAAGAACTTGTCTTAATGAGCATTGCAGAACGCACAGCCGAGGATCCATATTGGATGTTGCCAAATGAATTCTGCTTAGCTGAAACGGAGGAGATATTTAACTTGCCTGATTTTATTAGCGGTCAATTTCTACTGAAAAGCAGTAGAGCAAGAGAAGGGTATCAGCATCTTTTAGCTGGTTTCTGCGATCCCGGTTGGAACAGTAGCAAGCTGACCCTCGAACTTAAAAATGCACGCAGACATCATCGATTACCCCTGTATCCCGGTCTCAAGATTGGTCAAATGGTATTCCATCGTATGGATTCAATGCCACATCGCGATTACAGCAAGACGGGCAGATATAACGGTGATCTTAAGGTGACTGCAAGCAAGGGTTAATAATCGGTCTCGATAGCTACTGTGAATGTGTCGGGTCGCGAACATTCACGTGGCTGAAGAATTCAGGCAATGTCGGCGAAGTTCTCTATGCAGAGAATCTTTGCCGATGAGTCAGCTCACGCTAGTAAATGGCAGTTGGATGTGTGATCCAAATAAATGCCCAAGACGGGTGCCACAGCAAGAGGAATCGACGTATCGCGTCGAGAAACGCTACCTGAATATCGCGAAGATCATGTTTCTGAGTTCTGGCGCCAACGGTCAAGATCCCGATGATTTTGCAGAAGACTTTGCAGCCAGGCTTGAAGAGTTAACTGAGGAGATAATCAATTTTGACATTGAAGTCTATCCATTAGAGGGTGGATTTATTGGTCATGCAATCGAAGGCTCTGAGCTTGTACCCAAGAAAACAAGCAAAAATCGATTCCGCAAGCAGATCTTCGAGGAATGGGATCACCGCTGCGCATATTGCGACAAGCCAGCAGATACACTCGATCATGTCATTCCAAAATCCAAGGGCGGCATGACGGCAAAGTCGAATTTAATTGCGGCCTGTCGGATTTGTAACGGATCAAAGTCGGACAAGCACTACAAAGAATGGTACAGAGATCAGCCGTTCTGGGATCAGGCTCGTGCAGATGCTATTGAATACTGGCTTGAGAACGGCACTCTCGATCAGTAATACTGCGCATAAATCTGCGCCTGCCACAAATCAGACGAATACCGGCAGATCGCTCCACCCTTGGAGCAAGTCCGGTAATACGGCTCGCCGCTGCGTTCATCGTATAGCGTTTCGATGTATGCGCCGTTCTCGCATTCCATCACCTCAGTCTGCCCAGAATGCTGAGCATTGATTTGCGAATCGTCCGCCACTGCGTCTGCCCTCTGGAAAGCCAAGTCCACAATTTGATGTTACAGGCTCCCAATGGATGCACTGCCAGCAATAAGGTTTAGGATTTGTTACGGCTCGCGCATCTGCGTACAATTGCTCCGCCTCTAAAATCGCAGCATCAGCAGCGGTTGCAGTCAAATTTACTTCAATCGTCTCTTGCCTTGTTTTGATGACAGCGATCCACCCGCCATCACGATCAGCGATTACAAGGCGACCCGCATGAAAGCGATAGCTTGCCATTAACCAGTAGCATTCTCTCAAATACTACCAGTTATTTACGAAGCCGCCTTGTCCAGATCTTTTAATCATTGACTGCCTAATCCTATTTGCCGAATTCACCGCATCTGATCTGGTGTGCTCCGGTTCACCCCAGTACACAACACGACCGTCGAAATACCACGGCCTGAAATACGCAGTGATGCCATGGGTCATCAACTGCGCACCGGTATTGCCGGGTTGCATTGCCATATAGCAGTTACTCGCATCATAACTGGTACATGCTGCAGTAATTAGCAGCTTGTGGTCCCTCTTCTATTGGATCTGGGAATTCAAACAAACAAGCATTGTTTTTCCAGTTCTGGCACTTAAAACATGACCTACCTATTCTGCGCTGAATCTCAGGACACGCGTTTTTGTAGGTTTTGCCGGTCCTGATCTGGCCGACGCTAGAGCGCGAGATCCCAAATCTCTTGGCAATCTTGTTGTCACTGTCTGGACTGGTGAGGATCTCCTCGATTTGGTCGTCAGTAAATCTTCCGATGAATTGAGTCATTGCTTCAAAATTCGATTCAAGTACCAGATTGCCTTAGCGATTGATTCGTCTTGACCCTTCAAGCGCTCGCGCCAAATATATTTCAGCGCGTTTGCTTTGCAGTATCCACGAAACTCTTCTGCTGTCAACGCAGCTTCGATCGCTTCAATCGCTTCAATGCTGCTTTGCGTGTAATGGTCAGGGTGATTTACCGGATCATTCGGCATGGCCATTAAAGACAGACTGCATTGCTTGAGAAAGATCCTCGATTGAGCATAGACGCATTTGCTCATGCTCGCTTGGCCTTTGATGGCCGTCCCAAAGCACAGAAATAAATTTGCGCTTAGAACCTCGAGCATTCGTTCGGTGCATGGTGCCAGTCACCGTGCCATATCTCTGCCGACCGTGGCGGCCATAGCGTTCTTTGCCCTCTGTTGTGGATGCGATATTCAGCGTCACCCTTGGTCGCTCAGCAACGCGGTCGCCTGGTTTGAATTTGAAGTCGGTCATGGTTGCGGGGTGGGCAGGGCGCTGCCCCAGCGGGCGAGGACAGCGCGACCTCTGTTCTCAAAAATTTCAAGCTCTTCGGCGCTGTAGACGCCAAGCCGAAAATGCTGAGCAGCATAGATAAGCTTTTCCAACGCATCTTTGCGCCAGTGATCTTCGTCGTATTTTGCTGACTCCTCCGGCTCGAGCTGGTCGAGGAAGGCGTAGGCTTCGTAAATCAATGCCGACTGACTGGGGACGTTGTACTGGCAGTGCAAGAGATCCAGCTTCTCAGCCAGCCGCTGGATCAGATCGCGTGGGTTTGTGTCAGTCATGGTGTCTCCGTGGTGGGGTGGGGCGCATTGCTTTTTTGTGATATTAAAGGTGACTACTAGGCTTTAGGTTTGTCAACAATATACCGAAGCAGTTCACGGGCAAACTCAACCTCACCGTACCCACTCCCATCTTCAAAAGCATCGTCATAATTTTTACATTCTCCAGGGTTGTAGTCATCGCCACACTCATCAATACAGTGCTTGTAGTTTGCTCTTTCTTGGATCTTAGAAATAAGGTGTTCAAGTTTTTGTTTGTCAGTCATGGTGTCTCCGTGGGGGTGGTGGTGCCGCGCAGCTCGGCGTCTTTGGTTGTGATGATGGCGCTGCTCATCGCTTGGCCTCCTGCTCAAGCCGCTGAGACCAGTGCAGGCCAGAGCCAAAGTGGCCTTCCGATTCGACCCGCAACCAAGCCGCCACCTCGAGGATCGCGGCGCGGGCTTTGGCTTCAGAATCACCTCGCGCCATGTCCAGCGCATCCTCAACCTGATCCACCAGCGAACTATCTGGTTTCGCCGGATGGTTGGGCTTGGCGGCAACCTCCAGTGCCTCGATCCTGTGAAGCAGTTCGAGGATGGTGGAGTAGGCCACCATGTCATCGGCACGGGTTCTAACGTAGGCCCACTGGTCAGCCGTTGCGCGGTGTTGTTCAGTCATGGCTCCCAGGGTTGATAAACTTTTGCTTGTTCAATGAAGTAGGTCAAGCTGCTTG